CATGGGATGTCATAAACCTGTAATATGTGATCTGAATACCTCCGTACAGTACTATGATATAGATAGTGTACTTTTATCTAAATGAAATACGAAAGGCTTGATATGGAAAGAACTTTGAAAGAAGCAGTAGCTGGTCACGTCAACCTCAATGGTGGGGTTGGTGCTGACCAGACTGCTGCCCAGCATTACTATAAGTTCATGGAAGCTAGTCATAACTATGATAATAATATGTACGATCATATCGATAGTGAGTTTGGTTTCTTAACTATTAATAAGAGGGCTAAGATAGAACAACTAATTAAGTGGGCGTTCTTTCATGGTCACGATGAAGGTAAGTACTATATGAAAATGTTAGATGTAATGGAAAGTGAAAGGGAAGTATAATGAGTAACACTAGTTCGAACTATCATGGTATAAGTAAGATCACCATTAATAAAGTATCTAAGACTGATGATCATCCTTATGAGTATCTAACTATTAGTCTTACTTCAACTGATTCAACGCATAGCGTTGTGGTATTTGGCGAAGAGGATACAGTAAATATAGAACTGGAGATATAAATGCCATTTAATTATAAGAACGTAAAAGACTTGCCACTAACCCTATATGATTATATACTAACAGTTAGTGGCGTGGAAGACATTGGTGATCTAGATATGGAAGACATCAATGAATTTTTAACAGAGCAAAAGGAATACTATGATGAACGCAATGTTTGATATGAGTAAGGTAGACTTTGAGGTTGAACAAGTCCCACTGGTTCACTTGTTTAATACTGAGGTTCTTAATAAAGATACTACTTGGCAAGTACCAAAGGGCATTGGTGAATTAATTCGTAGGAAGGATACTAAGCAGCCTATGGCTGTAGTTAAGGGTAAGTATGAGATGCAACAATATACCCCTATAGTCTATGATGTGGAGGGTGCACTGCGTCAGTCAGGCATGGACTTAACTGATGCAACATTTAAGACTAATGTCTATAAGAATGGTGGACAACTTGAGCTACGTGCTAAGTTCCCTGCTGAAGAAGTTAAGATAGATGAGGGTGATGCTGTAATCCCTGAGTTTGTCTTTCGCACCAGCCATGATGGGACGTGGGCTAACAACGGTATGATGGGACTATGGAGATCCATGTGCTATAATACTCTAGTGTCTGGTGATAAGCTTGCTTACGTATATGGTAGACATACTAAGGGCTTTGATCTTCCTGCCTTTGCTGCAAAGATTAAGAATGCAGGTGAATACATAGTAGGTGATGGTCTTACTAAGATGCGTGATTGGTATCAGACAAAGTTAGATCGTACTGATGCGGTATTTTTATTCAGTAGAACATTAGCAAAGCGTACTGATAATGTCAGCCGTGAGAACAAGCCTAACAAAGTGGTGCTGTCTCACCTTATGAAAATATTTGATAAAGAAAACCAGCATCTACATGGTAACGCTGCTTATGAAAGCTATGGTAGTAGGCAAGTAGGTAGTTTGTGGACTGCATATCAGGCTGCTACGCATTGGTCTACCCATACCCCTAACTCTCGCTCAAAGAACACACAGAATGTACGTGTAATGAGAGAAGAGAGGGTGCGTAAGATGTTACAGTCTAACATCTGGAAGAACTCACAGGTGGATTACTATGAAGAAACTGGAGAGGTGATATGAGTTTATATGGGGCTGCAATAATTGAAGAAGAATGGGCATTAAAAACTTTAGGTACATTAAAAGAAATGTATGATGATGCTGTAAATCATGGACATAAAGATTTTGCCCGTATAATTGAACAGGGTGAAGATTATTTATATAATGTCCTAGACAATGAAGAAGAGAAGCATCAGATTTCTGGTGCTCCTAGCGCAGAAGGAGAAGCGTGGTAATGGAAATGAAAACATATACTGTACGATTTCAAGGCTCATCACATAAAAAAAATGATGAGGACTTAGAAATTTGGTTACGAATTAAAGCATATAGTGAGTATCAAATTATGCATATGCTTGGTTTGGATCAACATAATCTTACAATTTATGGGACATTGGAGAATTAGAATGCAATTAGATCGTAGTGATTACACTCCATTCATGGATGGTGTAAAAGAAATCTTCTTATCGAAGATGGCAAAGGGTAAAGCCTCTAAGATTAAGGGCTGGTCTGCACGTACCATGATGGATGAATTAATCTTGGAACAAACCTTAACAGAAGGAGAACAAGATATAGCATGGGCTGTTTTAACTCATGACATTTTAGGATACACTGATCATAAGATAAAGGAGTTAGAAGATGCGTGGCAGAAAGGTAGAAAAGAAGCCATCAACCAAGGGACTGCACAGCACTTTACTAAAAATGTCAGACGATCATCCAATCCACTATCTGAAAGTTATGAAGTGGATTGATCACAATAAACTTTTAATAAGTGAGTATAGAAAACAGGAAAGACATGATATAAAAGGAGCAATAGCTAGACGTGTATCATGTGAAGGTTACATTAGATTTATGCGGCACTACTTAAAACATGGGGATTGGATTAGTGATTTCTATGGGCAAGAAGAAGAGGGTCGTACTTACTGGAGGATAAGAGCATGAAGGAACTAAGAAATAATTTAGCATTTAAATTAGCACTATTATTTATACTAACATTAGGCTTATCTTTTCTAGGTTTAATATTAAATAGTAAAGCTAATGCAACAGAAAGTGATGTTGAATGTTTAACTGAGGCTGTATACTTTGAGGCAAGAGGTGAACCATTTATAGGACAACTCGCTGTAGCTAATGTGATTATGGAAAGAGTAAGAGATCATAGATTTCCTACTACAGTTTGTAAGGTTGTCCATGCTGGTAGGTATTGGGAGGGTAATCCTGTTAGAAACAGGTGTGCTTTCTCTTACTGGTGTGATGGTAAACCAGAAATTATGAAGGAAAAACAAGCACATAAGACTGCACAAGATGTAGCCAGGATGGCTATCAATGGTGTCATGTATGAAGAGGTACAGGGTGCTACCTTTTATCATGCCTCTTATGTTATGCCTTACTGGATAAAGGAGTTAGACTTTATAACTAGAGTTGGTAAACATTTATTCTACTATTACAATGGAGATTAAGATGACTGAAGATGAAGTCTTTCAAAAAGCGTATAGAGATATACAGAATTTAGTAGATGAATTATGTGTGGATAAAAATTATAATCCTTTAATGGTAGCTGGTATCTTAATGGCTACTGCTAAGATGATTTATAAAACTTTACTACCACCTGTTGAATTTACTAGGTTGATGGATACCATTACTGAAGATATAAAAGATGAGTTCACATCAGGTACAACTATACACTAGAAAGGATAAAGAAGATGCCTAGTTATGATTGGATTAAACAACAGCAAGAGATCCTAGATTTAAAAGAACGGCTAAAGATAATGGAAAATAATGTGAAAGATCTTCAAGAACAATTACAGAACTCATACAAACGGATTGGTAAACTAACCTACAAGAGGGACATACCATTATGAAAAACTTATGGGAGAAAGATAGGTCTTCTTTATTTACTGAACTAACTAAAGAATATCTTAATGAGGGTTACACTCGTAAAGAATCTAGAAGGTTAGCTAGACAGGAGACAGAAGAGATCATGACAGACAGCTTAGATTTTATAGATGATGTAGTTAAAAAGACTTATGCTGATAGATAAACCTTGACATCTATCCTTCACTAGTGTATCTTTATGTTAGAGTTGAGGAGCTAATATGGATAGCAATGATGTAGTTGAAGAACGTCTGCCCCATGATGAGTGTGGTGCAGAGCAAGCCAGAGTTCTGTATGCGGATGGACACTGGTACTGTTACAAGTGTGATACATATGGCAGAGAGAAAGGGGAATATCCCATGAGCCAACAACAGTCTGCACCAATCAAGGGTGTAATTAATAATGTATTATCTCAAGGGCAGAGTGAAGCCTTAACCAAACGTAATATATCCTTAGATACTGTTAAGAAGTATGGTGTTACCAGTAAGGTAAACAAACATATCTATCCATACTTTGATAAGGATAGTTGTCACGTTGCTAACAAGGTACGACAGACTGATCCAAAGAACTTCTTTACTGAAGGCGATCTAAGTTCTAGTCAGTTGTTTGGTCAGCATTTATTTCCACCATCCAGTGCTAAGTATATTACCCTCTCTGAGGGAGAGATAGATGCTATGTCTGTCTTTGAAATGAATGGTTCAAAGTTTCCCAGTGTGTCTATAAAGTCTGGTGCAGCTAGTGCAGTGCGTGACTGTAAGACACAGATGGAATACTTAAATTCATTTGAGAATATTATTATCTGTTTCGATAATGATGAGGCTGGACGTAAGGCTAGTGCTAAAGTAGCAGAACTATTTGAACCTAACAAAGCTAAGATAGTTAAGCTAGACTTCAAAGATTCTAATGAGTATCTAAAGATTGGTAAGCGTGAAGATTTTACTAGGGCATGGTGGGCTGCTGCACCTCATACCCCTGCTGGTATTATTAATCTTAGGGATATTGGATCAGCCTTATATGAGGAAGACTTCTGTGATACATGCCTCTATCCTTGGGAAGGGTTGAATGAGAAGCTATATGGTATGCGTACTGGAGAACTGGTATGCTTTACTAGTGGCTCTGGTATGGGTAAGTCTAGTATCATACGAGAGTTAATGCATCACATCCTTAAAACAACAGAAGATAATATAGGTATCCTTGCACTAGAAGAAAATGTTAAGAACACTGCATTTAATATTATGTCAGTGGAAGCTAACGCTAGGCTATACATAAAAGAAATACGTGACCAGTTCAATCGTGAACAACTTAACGAGTGGGAGAAATCTACGTTAGGTACTGGTAGGTTGTTTGCCTTTGATCACTTTGGTTCTGTATCTAACGATGAGATACTAGGTAGAGTTAGGTACATGGCTAGAGCATTGGATTGTAAGTGGATCATGTTAGATCACCTATCTATCCTAGTGTCTGGTCAGGAAGACTTTGGTGATGAGCGTAAGTCTATTGATATCCTGATGACTAAGCTGCGCTCTCTGGTAGAAGAGACAGGCATAGGCTTACTGTTGGTGTCTCACTTACGTAGGCGTGGAGGTGACAAGGGCTTTGAAGAGGGTAAAGAAGTTACACTGTCTCACCTTAGAGGTTCAGCTAGTATAGGTCACTTATCAGACTGTGTTATAGCCTTGGAACGCAACCAACAGAGTGAGGATGAGACTGAGGCTAACACTACCAGCATTAGGATACTCAAGAATAGATACACTGGTGATACAGGTGTAGCTGCTCACCTCTACTACGATAAAGATACAGGACGTATGACTTCTATAGAAAATCCTTTTGATCCAGAACGTCAGACAGGAGAGAATGAAAATGACCTACCCTTTGAAGTCTAAGCGTAAACGCTTTGATCCTATTGCTTACAAGCAGTCAGACAGCAAGGCAAAGAAATGTATTACTAATTATCTAATGTCATTAGGTCATACAGTTCTTGATACAGAAGAAAACTTTGGGGTGGATTTAGTGTCCACCCTAGAGGGTATAGCATACAACCATGAAGTTGAAATGAAACATATGTGGGAAGGTGATTGGCCTGAGTGGTGGAAGGATATTAATATTCCCTTTAGAAAGAACAGGTTAATAGTTCAAGTCTTTAATGACGATCCCCTTGCTAACTTCTACTTCTATATTATTAGGGGAGACTGTGAGGTAGCATGGAAGATGGATGCTAATATGGTTAAAGATTCTCCAGTAGTTGAGGTTCCTAACCGTGCTATAAGAGAAGGAGAATACTTCTTTAAAGTACCAGTGGATAAGGCTGAACTAATAACATTAGGAGAGAAAAATGAAGGCTATATTAATAGACCATATGGGTAGTGATCTATCTGTAGTGAATGCAGCCCGTGTATCTTTTGCTAAAGTTTCTGAATGGGATTCCATACCAGAAGGGGGGCAGGTCAAGGGATACCTAAAGATAGGGGATGAAAAGCTAATTAAGTTCTTAGCAAAGCATAATCATTGGAGTCCCTTTGGACATGCATCATTACAGTTTCATATTAAAGCACCGATATTTGTAGCAAGACAATTAGTAAAGCATCAGGTTGGTTTAGTATGGAATGAGGTATCACGTAGATATGTAGATACTGAGCCTGAGTTCTATACACCTAAATATTTTAGAAAGAAGGCAGATAATATTAAGCAGGGTAGCGATAGTGAGGATACACTATCCTATATTTTAAAACCTGTTATAGATTATACTTTACAATGCTATAAAAATATGTTAAAAATGGGCGTGTGTCCTGAACAAGCAAGGATGGTACTGCCCCAGAATATGTACACTGAATGGTATTGGAGTGGTAGTCTTGCTGCCTTTGCTAGAGTATGTAATCTTAGGTGTAAAGAAGATACACAATGGGAGACTAGACAAGTGGCTAATCAAATTTCAGAACAGGTCCACGAATTATTTCCTATATCTTGGGAAGCTCTAACTCATAGAGTTGAAGAATAGTTATGGCTTATTCTAGAAGGGAATATGATTTAGAATATTATAAAAAAAATAGGGAGAAGAAACTAAAATACGAGAGAGAAATAGGTACTCCAAGGAGAACACAACGTAGGCAAAAGTTAAAAGCTGATTTAGTAAAATATAAAGGGGGGAAATGTGAACATTGTAGTGTTTCATATACTTATGATGGGGTGTATGAATTTCACCATCCTGATCCGACTAAAAAAGATTTTGAAATTGGTCTGGCATTAGATAGGAAGATACCTTACTTACGTACTCGTGAAAACTTATTAAAAGAAATAGATAAATGTTTAATGCTCTGTGCTAATTGTCACCGCATAGAACATGCTCGACTGAGAGGAGATTTAGATGAGTTATGATTGGAGAACACCAGAAGAATTAATGAGAGAAAGATGGTCAGTAATAAGAAGAAAGAGTAGGAGTAAAAAATATATATACGAAGAAGAAGTTCCTTTATGTCCAAGAGATGATGGGAGTTGTTGTGGTGATCCTCACTTATGTATACAGCCAGTGAGGATACTAAAGAGTGATCCTGATCATGTTGAGTATTGGGAAGATGATTGGGATGGTTTGTATTATAAAGGAGAATGGGTCTATGACAATGAGCAAGGGAGTAGTACTTGATATAGAGACTGATGCTCTGGATGCTACACAGATACACTGTATGGTAGCTAGAGATGTTAAGACTGATGAGGTCACAGAGTTTATACAAGAAGAATGTTATACTAAGTTTCCTCAGTGGTCTAAGACTATAGATAAATTCTATATGCACAACGGTATATCTTTTGATGGAAGGATTATTAATAAACTAACTGATGCTAATCTACCTATGGATAAGATAGTTGATACTCTGATCCTATCTCAACTATTTAATCCTATCAGAGATAAGGGACACTCATTAGCAGCGTGGGGAGATAGGTTAGGATTTCCTAAAGGAACACTGACAGACTTCTCCACCTATACACAGGAGATGTTAGCCTACTGTAACCTTGATGTTGATGTTACATATAAATTATTACGTAGACTTACAGGAGAGGGTAAAGACTTCTCACCTCAGTCTATTAAACTTGAACATAAGATACGTTATCTCATTGATAAACAAGAAGAAAATGGTTTCTACTTAGATGCACAACAGGCTATGATCCTGATGAATAGATTTCAGGATGAGGCTACAGAGATTGAAGATAAACTACAGGAGGTATTTCCACCTACAATAGTACAACTAAAAACTAAAACCAAGTCCATCCCCTTCAACCCTGCTTCACGTAAGCAGATAGCAGAAAGGTTAGTAGAGAAGGGATGGAAGCCTAAGTTAAAGACAGACAAGGGTAACATAGCTGTTAGTGATGATATACTAGAGAGCTTAAACTTTCCTGAAGCAAAACTAATGGCACGTTATCTTCTCTTACAGAAGAGAGTATCACAGATCAAGCAGTGGATTGAAGCTGTTGATATTAATGGTAGAGTACATGGTAGGGTGATGACCCTACGTACTATTACAGGACGTATGGCACACAACAGCCCTAACATGGCACAAGTACCAGCCGTATACTCTCCCTATGGTAAGGAGTGTCGTTCATGTTGGACGGTATCTGATCCAGAGAACTATCAGTTAGTTGGAACGGATGCGTCAGGCTTAGAGATCAGAGCACTAGCCCACTACATGGGAGATAAAGACTACATTAAGGAAGTTATTGGAGGTGATATCCACAGTGCCAATCAACGCATGGCTAACCTCAAGACTAGAGATCAAGCAAAGACCTTCCTGTACGCCTTAATTTATGGGGCTGGTGCAGAGAAGATAGGTAAGGTAGCTGGTGTTAAGGCTACTGATGGACAGAAACTTATAGATAATTTTTTGAGGAATGTCCCTGCTTTAAAACAACTACGTACTAGAATAGACATAGCTGCTAAGAAGAAACTTATCACTGGTCTAGATGGTAGGAAGTTACATATCAGAAGTTTTCATTCAGCTTTGAATACTCTTATTCAGGGTGCAGGTGCAATCATCTGTAAGCAGTGGTTAGTTCAGATGATGAAACATTCGGAGAACCTGGATGTAAAGTTAGTAGCATCTATCCACGATGAGTACCAGTTTGAGGTACATAAAAAAGATATAGAAGAGTTTGGTTCCATAACTAAGAAGGCTATGAAGGAGACAGAAGAAATATTTAATATTAAATGCCCACTTGATAATGAGTATAAGGTGGGTTCAACATGGGCTGACACTCATTAAAGGAGGTATAATATGGTTAAGAAATATTACAGTGTATCAGTAGATAGTCTAATAATTAGAGCTACCTCTAAAGAAGAAGCTGAAAAGATAGTTTCTAATAAGTTTTCAACTAATCAATTACAGTTTGGATGTGTTTACTATGATGGTACTACATACGATGCTGATGAAATACTAGAGATAAAACATTTAGCACACCTACATTATCCTGCGTGTATAAATGATCCTGAAATACCTTGTATAAGGTAGGTGTAACGTGGGCAGACACACACTAAACGAGGAACAACTGGAGTTTTTTAAAGATGAAAGATCTATAGATACTTCTAATGGAGTTAGAGTATGTCATAAATGTGGTATAGAAAAACCTATTAAGTCTTTTAAAATAAGATTTAATAATAATTCTGGATCACAACGAGGTAACATATGTAATGGCTGTGTTAATTTAAATAACAAAAGGGTAGAATATTTAAGAACTATTCATCCTCTACCTGAAGAACATTATCTCTGTCCTATCTGTCATAAAAGTAAACATGACTTATTAGCAGAACGTAAACCAGAGAAAAAATATACTGCTACTTTTGTATTAGATCATGATCATAATACAGGAGAGTTTAGAGGTTATATATGTTGGAAGTGTAACTCCGCACTAGGATTTTTTGAGGAGAAGATTTCTAATATAAGAAGAGCTTTAGATTTTTTAGAGAAACATGAGAAAGGAGAAAATAAAACTTGACAAACCTATAGTAATTTGGTATGATGTTATCATCAAGCAAACCTTTATGAAGGAGAAACACAGTGAGTAAAGTAATTTCAGGTACGTCTTATTGGGCTTCAGTCATTTCCCCTAACACCAAGTTCGATGCCGATGGTGTCTGGACTATTGATGTTGGGAACTTGGATGATCTCAATAAGAAGAAGGCTCAGAAGGATGGGCTTACGATTAAGAATAAGGGTGATGAGAAGGAAGACTTTGTTACGTTCAAACGTAAGGTGCGTAACAACAAGGGTAATCTCAATCGTCAGCCTAATGTAGTGGACGCTAACAAGCGTCTTATTACAGAGACGATGATTGGTAATGGTTCAAAGGTTAATGTTTTATACGAACCCTTTGAGTGGAATTTCGGTGGGAAAACTGGCGTTTCTGCCGATTTACGTGCGGTACAAGTGACCGAATTAGTACCGTACACAACCGAAGAGGATGACGCATTCGCTGTTGTCCCTGATGGTTTTACTTCCGATGAAGCTGAAGACATCCCCTTTTCAGCTTAACCTTTAACTAGGAGAGGGAGAGTGTATAGCCTTAGATTATATACTCTCCCTTATTTTTACCATGAAAAAAATAGATACATTAATACCAGATATTTATAACCTATTTAAAGATGAAGGAGGTTGTAGCCTATCTAATAAGAAGAGGGATGAGATCATAGATCAATGCCTATCTAACATTAAAGATCAGTTAGTGAACGCTGTTACAGGTAAAGATATCCAGCCTAAGAAACTAAGGATGTCTAATGTTGGGCATCCAGATAGACAATTATGGTATCAGTTTCAGGACATAGAAAAGGAACCTCTTAATGATAATGACTATATTAAATTCTTGTATGGTCATATCATAGAGGAATTAGTATTATGTCTATCAGAGTTAGCTGGACATACAGTAACAGATCGGCAGAAAGAAACTAAACTGGAAGGAGTAAAGGGACATATTGATGGACGTGTAGATGGTATACTAACAGATGTTAAGTCTGCATCACATATAAGTTTTAAGAAGTTCCAAGATCATAGCTTATATACTGATGATCCATTTGGGTATCTAGATCAGTTGTCTTCCTATGCTACGGCAGAGGGAGATAGAGAAGCTACTTTTCTAGTTATGAATAAACTTACAGGTGAATTATGTTTAATGCCTCTACATGAATTAGAAATAACAGATACAGGAGAAAGAATTAAATACTTAAAGCGTGTGGTTAAGTCTAAAACTCCACCACCTAAATGTTATCCTGATGTACCAGATGGTAAGTCAGGTAATTATAAACTAGGATTGAATTGTTTTTATTGTGCCTATAAAAAGGATTGTTGGTCTGATGCAAACAATGGTCATGGTCTACGAGCCTTTGAATATAAGAAAGGTATAACATATCTCACTCGTGTAAGTAGGCGTCCTGATGTTCCAGAAATGGGGGTATAACCATGAAGACATCTTCAGCTAAAGCCAAAGGTAGAAAGCTACAGGATTGGGTTAGACAAAAGCTCATAGAATATTTAGATGAAGATCATACTCATGACTTACGTGAAGAGATAACTACTGCTATAATGGGAGAACATGGGGCAGATGTTAAACTAAGCCAAGCTTGTTCGCATCTGTTCCCATTCTCTATCGAATGTAAGAACCAAGAGAAGTTCCACGGTCTATATAAGATACTTGATCAAGCAAGTAACCACAGTAGATTTCCACCACTAGCTTTTATTAAAATGAATAGGAGAAAACCTTTAGTTGTTCTAGATGCGGAACAATTTTTAGAAGATTATTTTTATTACGATGAAGAAAATACATAACAACGAACACCCTAAATTAAATTTAATTTTTAATTTAGAAAAGAAACTACAGAAGGAGAGGCCAGAACAATGCCTCTTCATTGCTGTTGTATTACAAGCATTATTAGATGCTAGTAAGCCTGAGATAGGGAATGAAGATGAGGATATTAGTTATAATAGAGAGAGAGCAAAGTCTTGGTTCTTTGCTAGTGTGGGGGTAACATGTACAGATTTTATAACTGTGTGCGATTACGCTGGAATAAACTATTCAGATACCAGAGTATTCGCTCACCAATTCCTACAGTCAAAACAAAAGATAAAGATCAGGAAGAAGATAAATCTTATACTGAAGAAAGATCTACCATTCAAGATATAGTTAATTCTCCTATCCACTACAATCAAGCAGGTATAGAATGTATTGATGCTATCGCAGCGGCATTAGGTGATGGCTTTGAGTATTATCTACAGGGGAATGTTATGAAATATTTATGGAGGTATAGATATAAGAACGGAGTAGAAGATCTAAAGAAAGCTGAATGGTATCAAAGTAAACTCATAGAGATGAAGGAGAGGAAGTAATGATGTACGGTCCACAAGTGCCAGCCTGTGAAGAACTACACGCCAATAAATATAGATTACCTAATGAAAGTTTTGAAGAAGCAGCTAGTCGTAATGCTGCCGCTATGTCAGATGATGATGAGCATCGTGGTAAGATAAAAGAAATCTTTTTAAATCAAAGGTTTATGCCAGCAGGAAGAGTTCAATCTGCAATGGGGAGTCCAAGAGATGTTACAGCATATAACTGCTTTGTATCAGGAACTATCGAAGATAGTATGGAATCTATTATGTCTAGAGCCACGCAAGCTGCTGAAACAATGCGGAGAGGTGGTGGTATTGGCTATGACTTTAGTAATATACGTCCTGCTGGTGATCGTATTGTTAGTCTTGATAGCTCCGCTAGTGGTCCTGTATCTTTCATGCACATCTTTGATGCTGTGTGTAGAACGATTGTATCGGCTGGTCATAGACGTGGTGCGATGATGGGAGTTTTACGTGTGGATCATCCAGACATAGAACAATTCATTAGAGCAAAACAGAACCAAGACCAACTCACTAACTTCAATATATCTATTGGGGTTACGGATGAGTTTATGCAGAGTGTTATAAAGGATACACCATTCCACCTCACATTTAATGATAAAGTATATAAAGAAATAAATGCTGTGGCATTGTGGGATGAAATTATGAGAGCTAACTGGGAGTGGGCTGAACCTGGGGTATTATTTATTGATAGGATTAATCAAGATAATCCCCTCTACTACTGTGAAACTATAGAAGCAACCAACCCATGTGGAGAACAACCGTTACCACCATACGGTGCATGTCTTCTAGGTAGTTTTAATTTAGTTAAGTATATAGAAGATGATCACTTTGATTTCAATCTGTTTAAGGAAGATATACCTCATGTGGTTAAGGCTATGGATAATGTTATTGATCGCACTCGTTACCCTCTACCTGAACAGGAAGTAGAAGCAAAGAATAAACGGAGAATGGGTTTAGGTATCACAGGTCTAGCTAACTGTTTAACTCTTATAGGATTAAGGTATGGTTCTGATAGTGCTGTAAGGTTCACAAGAAAAATAGGGAGAGCCTTATGCTATACTAGTATTGAAGCAAGTTCTGATATAGCTAAAGAGAAGGGATCATTCCCCTTGTTCAAGCCAGAGTATTTACTGGGAACATATGTTAAAAATCTTCCACCTGATTTACAAGATAAGATAAGTAAACAGGGAATTAGAAACAGTCACTTAACTAGTATTGCCCCTACTGGAACTATTAGTTTTACGGCTGATAATATTAGTAGTGGTATCGAACCTGTCTTTAACCATGAAATAGATAGGACTTTAATAACAGAGGGAGGACCACAGATTATTAAATTGAAAGATTATGTTTATGCTATGTACGGATTGTCTTCAGAAACAACAGAAGATTTAAGGGTGGATGATCATCTAAAAATGCAGATGGCTATTCAACCATACATTGATAGTGCTGTATCAAAGACTATAAATATAGGAGACAATGTAACATTTGAGGAGTTTAAAGATGTATATGTACGTGGCTGGAGAGGAAAGCTAAAGGGAGTGACCACCTTTAGATTAGCAGGGAAAAGGTATGGGATCTTAAATAAGAGTGAACCAGCCGTTAAAGAAGAACCTAATGGAGTAGCTTGTTTTATTGATCCTGATACAGGACAGAAGGAGTGTGCATAGTGACAAAGATTATTTATAAAATAATAGCTTGGTTGAAAGGATATAGAAAAATATCTCCACCAAAACACACACCATACATACCAGATAAATCTGTAAATAGATATAGAAAATAGGAGGTTTAAATGCTTACAACTTTTTGTATAGTTTACACATCAGTTCATGTAGCTATGTTGGTTATACATATAATTAAAATTATGTAAAAAAAGCTTGACATATCCAGAATCATTTGATATAATGATAGTATCATGGGATAGTTATTGTTATCATAGGGCAGGTAAAAGAAGATGTATAAAAGAAAACCAACAATTTATATTGGGTATGACCCTAAAGAAAACTTAGCATTTGAAACACTAGTTCAATCCCTAAAGGATACTAGTTCTGCTGAATTAAATATTATTAAACTAGATCAGATGGCACTACGTTCTGCTGGCCTATACCGTAGGTCATGGAAACAAGAGATAGGTAGCCATCAGAGAATTGATCTTGTAGATAACAAACCTTTTTCCACTGACTTCAGTTTTACTAGGTTCCTTATTCCCCACTTAAATCAATATGAGGGCTACGCAATCTTTATGGATTGTGATATGTTAGTACGGTCAGATATCATGGAAGTCTTTGATAAGTATTCTGATCCTGTACATGGACTCTCATGTGTGTGGCATCAATACTATCCTGAAGATACAATTAAAATGGATAACCAAGCACAACAGGCTTACTCTAAAAAGAACTGGTCAAGTTTTATGTTATGGAATTGTTCCCATGATGTTCATACTAACTTAACAGTTGATGATGTTAATACGAAGTCAGGCTGGTGGTTACATAACTTTGCATGGATGGATAACTGGGAACGTGGAAGACCTACACAGTTTCCACTAGGTCAGATTCCAGAGGAATGGAACTGGTTAGATGGTCATTCACCTGACCACATCACACCAAAGAATGTACACTTTACAACAGGTGGTCCTTGGTTTGAATTATGGAACCCCACAAGAGATGTAGATAAAATCTATACACAGGAATGGGAAGACTTAAAAGATAAAATAGTAATTGAAGAAGGACTAAAGGATGTATAACTTTGTTACCTCTTTTAATGAAGAGGGTTTAAGTGTTTATGGTATGAAGATGTTGGAGACTGCCGCAAGGAATTGGAAGTCTCCTTTAAAACTTACTGCTTACTATCATGACTTTGATATTGACAAGCATGACGTACCTCGGTGCGAACATATTGAGTATCGTAATCTTAATCTTATTACTGAGATGATTGCATTTAGAGAAACCTTTGCAGAGCATGACGGTACAGAGAAGGGACAGATAGCATATAACTTTCGACTAGATGCAATTAAATTCTGTCATAAAGTTTTTGCTCTAACAGAATTAGCATTTGAATTAGCAGATGAGAGCCGTGATCCTGGCTGGTGTATCTGGTTAGATGCTGATACCTTTACCAAGAAAGAGTTTACTTCCAAGGACTTAGATAAGTTTCTTAATCCTAAGTCAGAGTTATCTTTTCTTGGAAGGAAACACTTTGACTACAGTGAAACATCCTTCCTTGCTTTTAATTTAAAGTATCGTAGTCCCTTAGATTTACTTGGTGATCTACGTGGTGCATATAATTCAGGTGAGGTTTTAAACTATCGTGAGTGGCATGATGGTTTTATTTTTGAACGCTTACTAACTATCTATCGTGCTCATGGTATGAGAGTTCAAGACTTTACTGGTCACTTAGATATTAAAGATATGGTTAAAGGTAAACAAGCATTTGAATCCTTTCCACTGAGTGAGTTTATGGAACATCTGAAGGGTACTAGAAAAGGTAAGGAAGTTAAACAAATCCCCCCAGCCCAGAGGTATGGACAGATAGCTCATGTTATACGACAGTACAAGCCAGCAAGAGTTATAGAAACAGGTACATGGATAGGCCAACGTGCTATTGAGATGGCCCTTGCATCCTTTGAAAATAGAGATGACTTTCACTATATAGGTTATGATTTATTTGAGGATGGGAATGAAGAATTAAATATTAAAGAATTAAATGCTAAAAAAACTGTAACCTTTAAAGATATAAAGAAGCATCTTACAACATTTAAAGATAAGATGAAGAAGGAAAAAAATAAAACATTTACCTTTGAACTTATTAAAGGAGATACTAACGAAACTTTGAAAGAAGGAGTTGAGGCTGACCTAGCATATATCGATGGTGGTCATAGTACAGAAACAGTACAGAATGATTATGATAAATTAAAACATATCCCTGTCTTAATCTTTGATGACTTCTTTACAGCAGATAAAGATGGTAATTGTGTAGAAGAAAAGTTTCTAGAGGTTAATCGTATTATAGATAATACTGATAACCGTAAGTATGTCTTACCATCTAGTGATGGAGTACGTGAAGGAGGACATACTCACCTAGCTGTGATGCTTACCAATGATAGTATTGAGGATCTTACTACAAAAGTTATGCAAGTTCCTATTCATGTAACACCTAAAGACTGTGTACCTGATGAGAACCTAGTCGGTAACATTACAAAGAACCTTAATTTAATGGACAATTGGTTAGAGAAAGGAAGAGCACATTCTGATAAGGTTGTAATTGTTTCAGGTGGAGCGAGTACAGATTGGGAACACGTTAAACGATTGAGTAGAAAGAAAGATACTCGTATTATATGTGTTAAACATTCCTACCCAACCTTACTAGCTAATGGCATACAACCGTGGGCATGTGTTATACTAGACCCAAGGCCACTAAGTGGTAAGTCTACTCATGGTCTTATACGTAAAACCTTATTTAAAAAAGTTGATTCTGATACTATATTCTTCTTAGCCTCTATGACTAATCCTTCAGTAACTAGGTTGTTAAAGAAGAAGGGAGCTACAGTATGGGGATGGCATGCCTTTTCAGAAACACTACGGTCAGAAAAGGATAAGAAGAAGCCTGTATTAGATAACACTATACACGTTGCAGAGAAATTTGATATCCCCTCAGACACTACATTTATCACGGGTGGAACTTGTGCAGCTATGAGAGCTATTGGTATGATGCATGTCTTAGGGTTTCGTACCTTTGATCTCTTTGGTTATGATTGTGTTATACCAGAGCCATCAGAAAAAGATAAGAAAAAGAAAGAGAAGGATGGAAGACCTAAGTTTATGAATGTTACTGTAGATGATAATAAGTTCTGGACTACAGGTGAGTTACTTGCAATGGCACAGGATTGTGAGAAACTATTTGAGAGGGACGATGTTGATATGGATATCACGGTGCATGGAGAAAATACATTAGTTAAAAAACTATGGGATAATTCTAGGATAAGTAAGATTAAACATTACAAGGAGTTCTTACCATGTTTGGAATAGCAGAGTCAGTAATTGGTGTAGCAGGTAAGGTATTAGATAAGTTTATAGAAGACAAAGACTTAAAGACTAAGCTTAATGCTGAACTAAAACAACAGGTAGTTAGCTTAGACTTGGCACAGGCACAAGCTAATATAGAAGCTGCAAAACATCCTAGCTTATTTGTAAGCGGAGCAAGGCCAGCTATACTATGGATCTGTGCCTTTGGTTTAGGTTGGCAGTTTGTATTTCAGCCTGTATTTATATGGGGATTAGCAGTAAGTGGGGTTGATCTAGCTATCCCTATGATCCCTACTGAAGGACTAATGAGCTTAACACTTAGCCTTCTTGGTCTTGGTGCAATGAGATCAGCGGAGAAGTTTAAGGGTAAAGCTAGAGAGAATATGAAACGAAGTCTATGATAACTCTCACAGAAGAAGCAGACATACACCTATCCTCTATCATCGCAGAGAATAACTTTGCTGCTATTAGATTGGCAGTAAAGGGTGGAGGATGTTCTGGTTTTACATATGATTGGCAACCTATGGAAAAACTAGAGATAGAGAAGGGTGATATTATGTTAGACTTAGATAATGGACAGTTAATCTTAGACGGTATGTCTGTACTATACCTAGCTGGTATGCAAGTAGACTACAAGAAAGATTTATTTGGTCATAGATTAATGGTTGAGAATCCTAATGTTAAGTCTATGTGTGGTTGTGGTGAAAGTTTTAATGTGGAGCTACACTAGTGCTTAATGAAAAGCAGGAACTATTTGTTCAACATTATATCTTAACTCGTAACGCTTCTGAGGCTGCTAGACTAGCTGGCTATAGTGAACGATCTGCACGTAACCAGGGAAGTAGGTTACTTCAAGAGGAAGCTATACAGCAACGCATATATGATGCTGAACAGGAGATGACCACAGATGTAGATGTTATCTCTGAATTAGAAAATCAATATGGCTATGCCAAGGGACATGGACACACCAACAGTGCTATCAAAGCCTTAGAGATTTTATCTAGAGTACGTGGTAATAAAACTAATGATGAAGATATTCTTAATGTAGAAAAGATCGTTACTGATATTCAATCATCAATGAAGATCATAGGTAAGATTGAGATGCAGAAATTAATGAAGACTTGTGAGTGGGATTAGTGGAAGACAAACAAACAGTAACTAAACATACTCCACTACACACTAAGGATTGGTATGTAAAATGGATAGCAACCATAATCCTACTAGCAGGGATGATATTAACATCAAATAATATTTACCCTTTTAATTTATTTGTAAATATAGCTGGTCTTACAGGGTGGATTATTGTCTCCGTAATATGGAATGACAGAGCCTTAATAATAATAAATACAGTTGGGTTATCCATCTATCTAAATGGAGTGGTATCTTACTTACTGAAGTAATTATTTATAACTCCATATCCAAGGTCTAGGATGGGTATCTGACTGTGGCATATCATCTATATGTATAAACCTACGATCATGATCACCACGTTGTTTCACTCCTATGCCTGTCATACCATGCCTGAGAGCCGCTCCAATGAGTTCTAAGGCGTCTCCTCCTACTACCTTGACATCTACAGCCCTGCCATATAAATGAGGGGAGTTCTTAGCCCCTCCTATGGTATCATTATAAGCTAGATGCCTATAGCCAGAGGTTATAATCATAGGCTCATTGTAGTCTTCTCTTACTGCTATTAGTTTCTCCATAAATTCTGAATGCATATCACATTCATCTGTACCTTTACAGGCTAGTTCTTGTTCTGTGAAGTAAACCCAATCCATTTATTTAATCTCCTCCATGTGCTCCTCCTGGATCATCAGAATCTCCTGTACCACCTGTATCATCATCTCCTGAATCCATGCTTTGATCGTTTATATCACTAAAGGTATCTACTTGACTTTGAACATCAACACTTGGTTGATCTGTTCCACTATAATCTAATCCCATTGACTCCGCAGCATCATAGTTTCCACCATATAAATCGTGGGCAGTTTCCGTTCCTAGTTCAGCTTTAGCTACTTCCCCTAATACCTTATCAAGGTCACTCTTTGATGTAAATAAATCACCAATAGTAGGACCACCAAAGATATTACTAAGAAGATTAGGAATACCAAGAGGTGTAAAGCCTGTTACAAAATTACCAATTGTTCTCCCTGGCTGGCTCATAGCACCACTGAGAAGACTAGCAAGACCTAGGGGATCACCACGTATCCCACTAAATGTATCTACTGCGGTTGCTGCTCCTCTACTAATATCATTAGCTGAACCTGGCCCAGTACCTACAAACCCTCTATTAGGATCAGGAGGACTACCTCCTTCACTATCCTGATGTTCTTCTTTCGGAGGTTTTAAAATTCTTCTAACACTTTTTAATGTTGGACTTTCTTCTACTTCTTCTTCTTTTCTCCCCCAATCAACTACAGGTTGAGAAGGATCTTCCATATGTTTTTTAGATGCATACCATCTTGCCAACCTACCATCATCATATTTTTTCCCACGTAAGATATCTAGAGGATCATCACCAGTAAGACCTAAGTCAAAGGTATAGTCACCAAACTTAATATCCCCACCCTCTGCATACTCTCGTATGGCAGACTGTCCTATAGGTGTAGCCATGAGAGCATTAACAATACCCCCACTAGAAAACTGTTTCGGTTGTCCTAATATTTCCATCTGTTGTTCTTCCATTACTGCTGGTTGCATTGGTTGACTCATTGAACCTCTCCATTGTCCAGTGAAAGGATGAACTGGATTTCTAGCTGGCATTAGTGTTCCCATCTGAGGTCCAGCACCACCCTGTTGTGGCATAACTTGTTCTCTTTGAGGTCCACCAAATAACCCTGCTAATCCTTGAGTAGCTCCTAGTTGTGTTCCTAAAGTTTGTTGAGGTCTTATTGGGTTTACTAGTTCGTGTAGTTTTCTAGGATCACCACGACCCCCTCCCTTACCACCACCACCTCCCCACTTCCCAGGTCCACCTGGTCTAGGAGGTCTAGGTCCACGAGGTCTAGTATTACGCATAATACGATCTAACATTTGCATAGTATTAGCATGATTTTTATCATTCATGCCCCAACCATGATGCATCATCGGCTGCATTTCTTGGACAGTTTCATCAGCTACTTCATCTGGTAACTTTTCAGATAGCTTATTGATACGATCTATTACAGGTTGATATAGAGGAGTAGATGGCCCAACTGGTTCTGGAACTTCAGTTGTTTCAGTTGTCTCTGTAGTCTGTACCTCTTCTTCAGGAGATGGCGTAGCACGTACATCTTCACTACTCTTCCACTTACCACCCTCTACACCTCCAGCTACTCGTAAGGTTACTGGAATATCCTGTCCACCTGTACACATATTAATCTCCTACTATCTCTACCTTATCTATATCTAATCTAATATCTTTACCCATATATCTATTTTCTATTTGAGCTAATACATTTCTCAATTTATTTAACTTTATTGTGGGATTGTTCTTTTTTATTCTCATTAAAAATTTAGTATTAGTACTTAATTTTTTAGGAATGTATTGATCATTAAGTAATCCTCGTAATTGTTTTTTAGATAATGATCCTGTTACATCTTTATCCTGCATAATAAATTTATTTAATGTAGAAGGTGGAACAAACCTACGATAGGATTGGATTAAATCATATATCCCACGATGAGCTTCAAAATCAGTACTCAACTGATCATCATAATCTTCTATTAACTCTTCTGGAGACATAGTAGGATTAACTTCAGATAAACTATTAGTTATATCTTGCATTAAATCCCTTCTATTTGTATTAGTGGCTTTAAGTAATCCCTTTAAAGTAAAGGCAAACTGTTTACGAGGATTAAAAGTTCTTTCCTTTGCTGATAGAGTAAAGGGTGCGGCAGCTAAACCATGCTTAGTATTAAGTCCATGCTTGGCAAAGAAGTCTGCTAATTCTTCAGTATCATTAAACCTATATCGTTGATCACCATAATATAATTTATTAAGTTCAGTCTCAAATTTACTAGCTGGTGTACCCATACCTAAAGGTTTGGTAATTTCATCTATTAATTCAGGTGCTCCTAAGTCTTGAAGAGTTTCTCTTGCCATCTTACCTAGACCAGTTTCCTGAAGTTTATACCAATCAATTAAAGCATCACCCTGTTCTTCTGGACTTCCCATAAAACTTTTAATAAGATTACCAGTAACGTTATCCAATTGTTTAGAAGCTAATGATGGGTCAAGAAAAACTTTTGCTTGATTTCTTAAAATTTGCATAAACTTTTCATCAAGTGACTCTTTCACATCTCTACCACTAGCTACCTCATGCATAAAAGGCAGAATAAAATCAAGTACATATTGATCAGGATTACTATAACTTAAATCAGTATATTTAAAATTACCATCCTTATCCTTACGTACTACAATAGCATGGTCCTTCTCCCAGTCAGGTAAACTAGTTGCCATAGCATCAGCTACACCCTCAGTCTCGTTTAACCAATTATAAGTAGAAGCTACAATAGAGGGAGCAGATGCAACTCCTAGTTGAGATACTAGTCTATTTGCCCCTGCTTTTACCATAGCCTTATTACCTGTCTCCATTCCCTCCCTAATTTCATTACCAGCTAACTGAAATAGTTTATATTTATTTCTCATGTTCTCAGCAGGAAAGGCAGTAAAGGAACCGAATAATGGTATCCCTCTCATATACTCTAGTATTTTAGGAATACGAGAATAGACAGGAACAATATTCATTGTTTTCTCAACAGCTATTTCACTTATAACTTTATCGTCAAAGTCTTTTAGTAATTTAGGATTATCCCCTTCAACCCTAAGTTTTTCTTGAAAGTTATTAGCATAATCTTTACGTAATTGATTACGTCTTTCTGGTGTCATCTCATCCCAAATACCTTGAGATCGTTTCTGTTCCCTAAAGAAAGTCATAATCTTTCCTAAGTCATCTGTACCACCATAGATATCTTGAGCAGCTTTTACTACTTTACTACCTGTTTTCCATCTAGATGCAACCTTTTCCAATCCAGGTAAAAATCCTGTCATAGCATTTAAAATACCACTACTTAATTTATTTGGATCTTTAATTTTATTAAAGTCATTAATACGATTTAAAATCTGGTTTAGTTCTACTTGGCTACCTGTTAAACCTAACTTGTCAATAGCATTTAAAATTTCTTTTCTTTTGGCAGGATTATTCCAATTCTTTCCAAGGAAATTTATTCCATCTATAAGACCCATATAGTTACCAGAACCTACAGTATACCCTGTCATTCCTGTAAAATTTCTTATATGAGCTAAAGGATTATAAATTGTTGCTCCCTTCTTTAAATATCCCTGTACGGCTGAAGCTACATCTATTATAGGTTTTAGTTTACCATAGTCTGGTTGATTAAACTCATCAGTAAGCATCTTTAATTTTGCAGCTTCAGCCTTTGTAACATAAACTTTATTTAATTCTGGAGATAGAAGTCCCTTGTTTTTTGGCCCCATTGGTATAGCAAATACTGCATTCTCTTCAAAAGCTTCTCCAGCAGGATTACGAGAAGTAATATAAGGAACCATTGGTTCTCCTGTCATACTTTCAGCTTCTAAAGCATTACGAGCTTTTACTGCTTGACCTCTAGTTAATAAACTATCTACTAGAGAGGAAGCCATTCTAAATTTAGAAGAGGAGTCAACAATACCTCGTACTGTTTCCATAGCTCTAACTCCAGGTGCATAGTTATATCCAAATAACTTACGCATAACTTCTGGCATCTCTTCTTTCTTTTTTAGTACACCTAGTTTTCTACGTTTAGCAGAACCAATAGGATCATATAATTGTCTGGCAAATTTATCAATTAATTGTTCAGTACGTTCAGGAGATAAGTCTAACCACTTTCCTTTCTGATCTAGAAATCCTGCTTGTTTAGCAATATCTTTATTATTAACAATTAAAGTTCGTAACTCATCTAGTATCCCACTATTCTCTGACTTCTTTATAAATTGCTCAAAGGGTTCTCTATTGATAGCTGTAAACTTTTCAAAGATATCCCTAATATAAGGCTTCTTAGGATCATGTTTATAAATTCCCTTAACATAATTAGAACCATACTTAGCTGTACCTGCTATTTCCTGTGCCTGTTTTACATAATCCCAGAGATCAGTGATATGCTGATGCATCTTAGGACTCATATCTTTAACTTGCTTTAGTGCTGCCTTATCTCCTTCTAAAGCTAGGTTTAGTAAGTCTGTATGTTCATCAGGTTTAAAATCTTTCTTAAAAGTATCATCAATATCTACAGATAATTTTTCAGCAGCCTTCTGAATAGGACGCATCTCACCTGTACTACGTTCTACTAGACGTTGGCTTACTTCATCTAGAGAAGAGGTAGGTAAAATCCTATTCTTTATCCATCGTCCTGCATTACCTACAGATGTATGATCACCTATTTTTTTAGCTAGACCACTTACTGCATCTTTAGCTGTTCCCCCTACAACATTTAAAAATGCACCAGCTAGAGGACTTAGTATACCTTCAGCTAATCCCTGAAGGGCTATATGTGTTGCATTATAATCCTTACGTCTACCAATATCTATATCTACTTCTTGTCCTCTTGCAGCCTGTGCTGCTCCTCCTGCTCCAGCAATAGTACCCTCAACTGCATATGCCTTTAATGCATTTTTAGTAAAAGCTGCTTTTAGACGATTTATTATTCCTTTTTTAGCAGCCTCTTTAGCAGCAAATCCTACCACTCCTCCTGCTCCTGCTGTAAAAGCTCCTGCTAAAATAGATGCTAAATTAGTAGGGTCTGTTACTCCAGCAATACTATAGTCTAACACACCATCTATAACAGGGGGAGCACCCTCACCAAAGTTAGGCATCTTTTCTATCTGATCTGTAGCATAAGAATAAGCTTTCTTATACTGATCAGGTAAGTCCATGATACGTGAACCCTGCTTAATAGTAGACCCAATATTTGTATTAAAATACCTACGGTGTGTCAAGAAATTATCTATAATCTCTTCAGGATTTTCAGACGTAGGAATACTAAGAGCATTCAGCGTATGATGTGCCGCTGACAGAAACTTAGGATCATTCTGAAGTGATTCATACGTAGGTGTTGGTTCAGCCATATTTTAGTATACCTTTTTTAATCCTACTCAGTAAAACCAGACTCATCAAGTGATTGTACATTTTTTCTTTGTCTACTTGGTAGTAAGACTTTAGCCGATTGAATATGTTTGTCTATATCCTTCATAATCTCCTCAACTTTATTTTGTGTAAGACCAAACTTACTTACATTCTGTTCTAAGGCTTCTCTAATTATCTTTTTATCTCCAGAAACTAGAGTACCTTTAAAAGCATCTGAGGCTAAGAAGGTAGCTACTTTTGTACCATACTCTGCTTCATTTAATTCAAATGCTTGCTGTTTCAAAAGAGCAGTATGTTGTTTTGTTAGTAGTTCAGCCTTCTTTATATCTCCAGCCTGACCAGCCTTAATAATCTCTGTCTCCAGTTGAAGTTGTTTAGATTTAAGACCAGCTAGTTGACCCTCTGTTTCTATTTCCTTATCTTCTAGTTTAAGTAGGCCAGCCTGTTCAGCTTCTCTAGCTGCTGCCATTTCATCTATTATTGAAGATTTACTCACAGCATCTCGCCAATCCTCTACCATAAGCCTTTGGCCTAATTTTCCAAATGAATCCCAGGCTGCATCCTTTTTAGCTTTACCTAGTCTTGCTGTTTCTTTTTCCTTATAATCAGGACCATACCTTTTCTTTATTTTATCTGCTAATACTTTATATAGATTACTAGTTTCTGATAAGTTTTCTAGATACTTCCCACTCCAATCTGTAGGAGAAGTCTGAGGATCAGTAACATCTACTGTTTCAGTTTCAGTAGCTAAATAAGGAGAACCACCAATATCATATAACTGTTGTTCATATTCATTTAGACTAGAATAATCTACTGGGGCATTATTCTGATGTCGTTGGACAAGACCACTAAGACCACCCTGAACCTGTCCACCACTAGCTCCACCCCATAAATTTAAGTTTTTTCCCATACTAGCAATACCCATACCAGCACCTAGTAAACTCTGAGCCGTTCCTGGTCTAGTATCTGGTCTTGAGGAAGTTGTAGTCTTATACATAGATGGTTGATAAGGGAACCCACGTACATGACCAAGATGTTCACCATAGACCTGAGATGGATACCCCTTCTCTGCCTCAAACTGTTCATAGAGGAAGTCTTTCTTACCCTGTTCATCTCCTCTCCTAGCTCTACCAACTTGTTCAACAGCACCCATTTCTCTAAGTCCCTGTTGCCAAGCCTGGGGAGCCTGTCCAAATAACCTTGCAGAAGCAGCCGCTTCTCTAGCTTTCTGTGCCTCAAATGCAGCCCTTCCCTGACCATAAGCTTGTTGCATACCTGTAGTCTGTATATCTCCTAATTGCTGTTGAAGATTACGGTTAGCTTCTGACTCTGCAATAGCCTGTCTACTACCACCAAATGCTCCTATAGATTCTGCACGATCTCCAATACCTCTAAAGGTAGGTTGTGCTGATCGTACTGCTTCTCGTTTAGCTACATCAACCACAGCCTGTTGATAGGGATTCATATACTGCTGTGCTTGTTGTGGGCCAAACTCACCCATAGAAGAACTTAATGCAGAGAGTCCAGATTCATAGTAGGGACGAGCAGAAGCCATACCAGTACCAGCTATACCAGATAATCCCTGTTGTAGGATACCCTCTCTAGATGCTAGTTCCTCTGCTGATGGACCCTCATGCCTAGCCTCATACCCTCCAGGCATAGGCTGATAACCTGTTGCTAGTTGATCCTCAAAGCGTGACCTAGATGATTCTAGAACATTCTTTATATACGGCTCTAGTGTCTCCCAACTCTTATCAGTTATCTGTTGAGTTCCTGTTGAGACAACTTGAGGCTTACTACTACCACCACCAAAACACATTTATTCTCTCCCTATCACTTTTAAATCTCCACCTAAATATATATAACCGAAATGTTGGTATAATTTAGAAAAGAGTTTGTTCTTTCTTTCATGTTCTACATCATTAAATACACCAGTAACTAGTGGCATCTTTAATTTCTTGGCATAGGTATCTAACTTCTTCATAAGCTTTAAAGCTAGTGTACCCTTTCTAAATTTCTTTCTTACAAATGTAAAGTCTTCCGATAAAAAATCCTGATCAGACCACCACCACTGGCTAATGTGTGCTCCTGTCATTCCTGCTAATTCTTTCCCCATCCCATCCTTCTTTATAATATTCGTTTCTACTACATACATTATACCCTCTTCATGTAAGTATGTAATATAATCTAATATCTTAGATCTTATAGGTTTTCCTATTCCTACTTCCTCATACATTTCCTCAATTAAGATACTAGTAATTTCAAAGATATCTGCTAGTTGAGCTTCTCTAATATCCATTAAGCAAGGCTCTGTAATGCTTTTTTACCATCTACCTCTGGAGGTTGTTGATCTCTTCCATACTTCTTCTTTCTAAAGTCAGATATAAAATCATCCATTGTTTCAGCACCATCATCAGGATTACCATTACCTAGACCAGACATAACATCAGCAGGTACTACATATTCCTTTGGAGATAGTGCAGCTAATCCTCCACCCTTAATAGGAAACATTTGATTATCTTCCATACCATGCCCCTGTCCCTCTATATAACCACCACCAGCAGCTTGCATTATAGGAGGCATCTGTTGAGGCATAGGAGGCTTCTGAGGAGGCATCTGTTGAGGCATAGGTGGGGGCATAGGTGGTGGCATAGGTGGTCCCTGTGGAGCCATCTGAGGCATCTCAGGGGCCATCTGAGGGGGCATCGGAGGGCTAGGCATAGCCGCTGGTAATCCTGTAGGTTGTGAATCAATCAAACCTTTACCTATCTTATTTACTAAAGCTATAAAAAGATTTTTACCAAGATCTGTTTCTTTTTCTTCAACTGCCTCTTCTATAACCTCACTAAAATTAAAGGCTTCTGGTAGTCCTGTAACTGGATTATAAGTAAGCTTACCTAATGCAGCTAGTCCATCAACTTCTTGAGGGTTCATATGAACTAAAGTATTATCACCCATGCGTCCCATACGACCCATAGTCTGTCCAATTCTACCTAGTGGTGGCATCTTCATCATTGCCATGATCCATCCTTTAACTTATTAGGGTTCATATAATTAGACTGTGCTTTAGTACTATCTGCATAAACATTTGTTCCTACTTGTCCACCTAACTTCATAGGTTTAAAAGACTGTTGGGCTTGAGACATTTCTGGAACTAGAACCTGCCCTGTATTTACATTGTTAATATAAGTACTCTCATTTAAAAACTTATAAAATTCATTCATGTCCATTAATTTAAGTCCTGCCAAGCTGTTCCATTATAACCCTTAAATTTACTTTCTCCTGTAGAGAAAGCTATATTACCAGCAAAAGGAGCACCAATATCAGTGACGGTAACTACTGCTAGTACTGTAGATGCTGGTGTCGCATCTACTTCTATATCACGAGTATCAAGTTCATTTATTAATGCACCACTCCATAACTGTAATTCGTTATAAACATCACGGCTCTCCTCACTTGACAGATCAATCATAATAAACGATGAGACTTCAGGGTATCTTGCCATTACCGCATCCCATCAGGCTGAACTGCTAATCGAAGAGAGCCATATCTCCATGAAGTACCTGCCGTATCACATGATACTCGTATAGCAGCCTCCCTCCCTCTCGCTCTCAAATCTATTTTCTGTGTTGTAGGTGTAACTTCAAATGGTCCCTTAGTAATAGATGTATTTGCAGGGTATTGTTTAGTTGTAATACTAAACTGTAGTGTACCACTATTATCCATAGTAAAGTCAGGTATCATTCTATCCATAAACATTAATCTAGAGCCATCATCAATCTCAAAGGTAGCAGATTCTAGGTAAGATGTCAATGCAGTATTGTTAGTTCCTGTATAGATACTTACTGGCTCATTATCATAAATATAAGAATTACCAGAGCTTGATGTACCAGTAGTAATGGTATTATTATATACATTCTTATCAGAGTAGGTAGTCCAGAAACCTGTGCCATATACCCAGTAGTTTTCAACTGGATTAAATGCAACATAACTATCACACTCATCCTGACCTGTTGATGGATATAACCAGAAAATCTCCTTAAACTCTGAATTAATTCCTGCATAAATCTTATCCTTATTAGTCTTATTAATCCTATCAAAAACATATCGTTTAACAGTACAGTCTAGGTTTCTAACCTGTCCATCAAATGCATAGAAGTTATCCTCCCCCATCCAGAAGGTTCTACCATCAAAGTCTACGGCTGCATGAGTAGCTATTAAGCCACAGTTAGTACCCATCTGTTTAAAACCAAAGACATCATTACCACCAATAAATGTCATTGACCATAGGGAATTATCTGTCCATACATTGATAGCATTACGTGATCTAACTGCACCTATAATTTCTGTACCATCTGTAAGTATATTATCTCCTGATGTATTATCACTAGCAGGTGTCCAATCATTATAATCTTCTGTATCAGCCCATCGTACAGCCATTGGGCTATAGTCTCCACCATAGACACTACAACCAAATGCAATTAACTGTCTCTTTGGTCCTAATAATATAGTCCTAACATTCGTAGGTGCATCTCCTGCTGTTACCCATGCTGCTCTTTGAGGTGTAGAACTTGCATCTACATTATAATAGTAGATACCATCACCCCTACGGTTAGCCATTATATCTTCACCCCAGTTATCTAAACTCCACTGAGATATTTCAAAGGTTATACCACTCTCGTCAGCCGCTTCTCCCCATGTTCTATATCCTGCTGTAGTAGTAATAGATACAGGTAAGAAGAAACCTGTTGCTGTACCTGTAGCTGCACTTGTTGCATTAGCTACAGAAGATAAAACAAAACTAAATGCATTAGTCTGAATACTAGTTATCTGGAATATAGGTCCACCTTGAGCCGTAGAAGATAAAACTACATTACCTCCAATAGTTGTTGCATCATAAAATTCTACAATGTTTCGTACC